CAGGCGCATGTTTGACAGAGCTATGAAGGCTCGGTTGGCTGGCGACACGAAGGACGCGGACAAGGGCACGATCCCCGGCCAGAGCCGCATCTACGGCGCGATGGTGGTGGAGAACTGTTTGGCTGGCGACACACAAGTACTTACCCAGCGGGGGTGGACTCCGATCGTAGGCGTGCAGGCTGACGACCAACTCTGGGATGGCGTGCAATGGGTGCAGCATGACGGGTTGATTAGTCAAGGCGAACAGTCTACTACCAAACTCGATGGGGTCCGCATGACCCCGGACCATGAGGTCCTAACCGAGAAAGGGTGGCGCCGTGCATCATCGTGCGAAGGACTATACAGGTCAGACTTTTGGTTACCTGACGGGAGTACGGTATCAGGGCACGAACGGTCGCCGTTCACTGTGGGTATTCCAGTGCATATGCGGGACGGAGGTGACGCGCGTAGCCAGTGGTGCGGAGAAGTGGGCACGGCGTGGCGGGAGTTCCTCGTGCGGCTGCATGGCGGCGGCGGCGAACAAGACTCACGGCATGACCAATCACCCGGCCTACTGGGTATGGCGCTCCATGCGGGACCGGTGCCGGCTGCCCTCGCACCAAGCGTGGCGCAACTACGGGGCACGCGGGATCAGGGTATGCCCGGAGTGGGACGCCTCCTTCGCGGCGTTCTGGCGGGACATGGGCCCCGCCTACCAGTCTGGTCTGACACTGGACCGAAAGGACAACGACGGGGACTACACACCCAAGAACTGCCGCTGGACATCCCACACCGTGCAGGCTGGGAACAGACGCGGGGCTCTATCTGTGGACCTGACCAAAGCACACAATCTGACGGGCGTGCCGAAGTCGACGTTGCTCTATCGGTGGCACCGGAACCTGTCTATGACCTCCGCAACGCTGGACCCAACTCGCGCTTCGTGGTCCGAGGTTCTTCGGGACCTTTCATAGTGCACAACTGCACCCAAGCGCTGGCCCGCATCGTGGTGGCCGAGCAGATGCTGGCAATCAGGGACGCCGGGTACCACGTCGCCTTCCAAGTCCACGACGAGAACGTCTGCATAGTGCCAGAGGATCAGGCAGAGCAGGCGGAGAAGGACATCGTGGCCATCATGTCCACCGCCCCCACTTGGGCGCCCGACCTGCCCGTGGCCTGCGAGGCAGGCACAGCTTACACCTATGGAGATACGTGATGACCACCAAACTCGCCCACTCCTACACCGCCCTCAAGATGTACGAGAATTGTCCCAAGCGGTACTACCACCAGCGCATCACCAAGGAGGTCAAGGACAGCGTCGGCGCGGCCACCGTCTATGGCGAGCGGGTGCACAAGCAGCTGGAGGATGCGCTCAAGGGCGCCGCCCCGCTGCCCGCAGAGACAGTGTCGCTGCAGCCCCTGTGTGATGTGCTGGCAACGCACGTCGCCAAGGGTGGGGCCACCCTCACAATCGAGCAGGAGTACACCCTGAACAGTGACCTCCAGCCCACTGGCTGGTTCGACGCAGACGCATGGCTGCGGTTCAAGCTGGACGTGCTCATCATCCGGCCCGATGCCAAGGCCATCGTGGTGGACTGGAAGACTGGCAAGCGCCGCCCCGACTTCGATCAGCTGGAGATGTTTGCCCTTGCAACCTTCGCCTTCAACCCGGAGGTCACCGCTGTCACGTCCATGTTTGTGTGGACGAAGGAGAACGCCACCGACCGCGAGACGTACAAGCGCGAGCATGCCGACGGCATGTGGACCAAGCTGCTCACTCGTATCCACCGGGTGGAGAAGTCGCTGGAGACAGGCAACTGGCCAGCCAAGCCGAGCGGACTGTGCAAGTTCTGCCCGTGTAAAGGTTTCTGCGAGTTCGCGTCTTGACTGTAAAGTAGAGGGGTGACACCATGGCTACTCCAGAGGGGCGTATCAAGACAGCGCTCGACAAGATGATGAAGGCTGAGCGGGTGTGGTTTTACCCCCCGCAGGCCGGACCATTTGGTAGTGCAGGTATTCCAGACCGAGTTGCGGTTGTGGAAGGCTTGTTCGTGGGTATCGAGTGTAAAGCTGACGCCACTAAGAAGCCTACGGCACTGCAGATCAAGTGCATGGCAGACATTGAGGCAGCGGGTGGGAAGTGTTTCGTGGTCTATGACAAGGCCACGATTGAGCAGGTAAGGGAATGGATACATGCTTGTCGTCGAGTCCGCGAGGGCCGTGGCCCTCAAACTGAATGACCCACACAGGGTCCTAGAGTGCATACCCAAGTCGCGGCAGCTGCCGTCTGACCCCAGCATCGTCGTGGTCCCGCATCGCGTGCGCGAGATGCAGCGCCTCAAGGAGCTGGGGTTCAACCCGCCATCGCCCATCGGCTACCAGTACGACTGGCCCGGGCAGTTCACGCCCTACGACCACCAGAAATCCACGGCCGACTTCCTTACTCTGCACAAGCGCTGCCTTGTGCTGAACTCGATCGGTACAGGCAAAACAGTCAGCGCTCTGTGGGCGGCCGACTACCTGATGAACGCCGGCATCATCAAGAAGGTGCTGATCCTATCCCCGCTGTCCACGCTGGAGCGGGTGTGGGGCGACGCTGTATTCAAGGAGTTCTTTCACCGCAAGTCGGTGACCCTCTATGGCGACGCCAAGCGGCGCATCAAGATGCTGAACACCGAGGCCGACTTCTACATCATCAACCACGACGGCTTTCCGATCATCGCCAAGGAGGCGTTGGACAAGTTCGACCTCGTCATCATCGACGAGGCAGCAGTCTACAGGAACCCGTCGACCCGGCGGTTCAAGCAGTTCTACCGATGGCTGCAGGTGCAGCCCGACCTGAACCTGTGGCTGATGACCGGCACGCCTACCCCCAACGAGCCGACTGACGCATGGGCGCTGGCCAAGCTGGTCAACAGCCCGCACATGTCCAAGAGCTACACAGGTTTCAGAGAGCAGGTCATGACCAAGATCGGCCAGTGGAAGTTCGTCCCGCGCCCGGACAGCGTGGACATTGTGAAGCACGTGCTCCAGCCATCCATCCGCTTCACCCGAGAGGACTGTCTGGACCTGCCGGACACCGTCATCCAGACCCGCAAGGTGGAGATGACCGCAGAGCAGGCCAAGCACTACAAGCAGATGGTCAAGCAGCTGGTCACCGAGGTAGCGGGCGGCACGATCACGGCGGTCAACGAGGCAGTCAAGGCGCAGAAGCTCATTCAGATCGCGCTTGGCGTGGCCTACGGCGAGCACGGCGAGAGGCTGGAGCTGGACTGCGCGCCACGCATCAACGCGGTCAAGGAGGTCATCGAGGAGGCGGGGGAGAAGGTCATCCTGTTCGTCCCGCTGACAGGCACCCTGCGCATGCTGGAGCGCGAGCTGTCCAAGCACTGGACTGTGGCTGTCGTCAACGGCGAGGTGTCCTCAGCCAAGCGCAACGACATCTTCCACAACTTTCAGAACGCCCGTGACCCACGCATCCTTATTGCACATCCTGCAACAATGGCGCATGGATTGACCTTGACAGCAGCGTCAACTGTTGTATGGTACGGACCTATAACCAGTAACGAACAGTATGTTCAGGCGAACGGCCGCGTCGAACGCATAGGCAAGAGGCACGTGTCGAACGTCGTACACATAGAAGCAACCGAGGTAGAGCACCGCATCTATGAGCGACTGCAGAATAAGCAGAAGCTACAGGGTGTGCTGCTGGACCTGATAGCCCAGATGGGAAAGGACTGAGATGAGCTTTGTTATCGAGAAGGATGTACCACTGCCGCAGAAGAACGTGCGGTGGAAGTATCCGTTCGACCAGTTGGAGCTGGGTGACAGCTTCTTCGTCGCCAACAAGGATACCACGCAGATGTCCGCGCTGTGCAAGCGGGCGGGCAAGCGCTATGGCGGCCGGTTCGTGACGTCCAAGGCAGAGAAGGACGGCCAGACTGGCGTCCGGGTATGGAGGCTGGAATGAGCTTCACAGTTGAGCAGGTGGTGGAGACGTACCTCAAACTTCGGAGGAAGAAGGAGGCGGTAGAGAACGAGACCAAGGACAGGGTCGCCGAGCTCAAGGCCAAGATGACGAAGCTGGAGTCGTGGCTGATGCAGAAGGCGGACGAGGACGGCGTGACGTCCTTCAAGACCACCGCTGGCACTGCGTTCGTGACCACCACGGACTTCGCCAACGTCGCTGACTGGGATGCTGTGCTCACGTTCATCAAGGAGAACGATGCGTTCGACATGCTGGAGAAGCGTGTGTCCAAGACCGCGGTCCGGGCACACATGGATGAGACTGGCGACGTCCCGCCGGGCATCACCTACGGCAGCAAGATCGGGATCAACGTCCGCAAGGCGTCGACCGAAGACTGAATAACCTAAGCTCAGAGAGGGAACACCATGACACTTCACCCATCTCCGCAGGAGTTCACCGAGGAGGAGATCGAGCAGGATCACGTCCTGCAGTTCTTCCACTACGCACATCTGCCGGATGTGCTGCAATCCCGGTCCAGACCGTTCTGTGATGTGGCCCGTCAGATCATCGACACCACACCGCGCAACCCGGAGCGCACTGTCGCACTCCGCAAACTGCTCGAAGCCAAGGACGCCAATGTCCGTGCCTTCGTTGCGTCTGCCCGCTAACCCGAGAGGAAACCATGAGCAACATCGTACCGACCAATATCCAAATCCCGGCCCACCTCGCACGTCTGGTAGGCCAACCCTCTGCTCTGTCGGCCGCGCTGGCCGGTGGGCTGGCAGGCGGCGCAGAGTACCCGCGCATCTCCATCAAGGGCTCGCGCTTCCGCATCGTCGAAGGCGGCACCGAGACCGTGCTCGAAGACACCAAGCTGTCGGTTGTCGTCGTGGGCGCCAACGCCCGTCTGTCGAAGACGTACTACGCAAAGCAGTGGACCCCCGACGCCGAGCCCAGTTCGCCCGACTGCTACTCCTTGGACGGCGTGCGGCCTGCCGCTGACAGCACCGACCCACAGAACGACGCTTGCGCCGGCTGCCCCATGAACGCTTGGGGTTCCAAGATCACGCCGATGGGTCAGCAGATCAAGGCCTGCGCAGACCAGAAGCGTCTGGCTGTCGTCGCCTCGAACGATCCGACCGGGCCGGTGTACCTGCTGCAGATCACGCCTGCTGCCCTCAAGGGTCTGGCGTCCTACCAGAAGGAGCTGTCGGTTCGTGGCATCCCGGTTGAGGCGGTCAAGACCGTCGTGACTTTCGACACCGATGCCAGCTTCCCCAAGCTCGCGTTCAAGTTCGGCGGCTTCCTTGAGGCGGACGAGTATGCCGCAGTCGAGGAGCTGTTCGGATCGGACAAGGTGATGGAGATCACGGGCGAAAAGGTCGCCGCCGCTGCCGAGGAGGAAGCCCCGGCACCCAAGCCGAAGGCTGCCGCCAAGCCAGCTGCCAAGGTTGCGCCTGCACCAGAGCCGGAGCCGGAGCCGGAAGAAGCGCCCGCGCCCAAGCGTGGGTTCGGTGCCAAGGCGGCCCCCGCTGCGGTGGAGAAGGCAGAAGCTCCGGCACCCAAGCCGAAGCCTGCCGCCAAGCCCGCCGCCAAGGCTGCAGCGCCCAAGGTCGAGAAGGCGCCATCGTCTCTGGCAGACGAGATCGCATCCCTGATGGAGGACATGGATGCAGACGACTGAGCCTAAGGGGGTCACGTTCGAGAAGATCGACGCGCTCCGTAGGCACATGCTTCTGACGAATACCCAGATGGCACGGTTACTCGGGGTGTCCCGAGTAACCTACTACAACTGGCGAAGCGTCGGGCGCCCAGCTGAGCGAAACGTCACCAAGACGCGGGCTATCTTGAAAGACCTGCTGCGTGTTATGGTGGAACACGCGTGGCCGACACCCGCTGTCGTGGCTATGGATCAGGACGACCGGCTCATCGAGCTACAAAAACTGATCCGGGTAGTATAGGGATGGGGGCTCGGGCCCCCATTCAACCGAGCAGGGTAGGGAAATGGACACAACAGAGTTCTTCAGTCGGGTGCTGCCCGACACCGGTTACTACGTCGCCACAGTCATAAACCCAGACAGACGTGCGCAGAAATCATACGAGACCATAGACGCGCTGGCCAATGCCGTCATCAGGATCGACATCGCAGGTGGCAACGTCTACTACGCAATGTCCTCGTTCGTTGAGGCGGGGAACCGCAAGCAGATCAACGTCGAACTCACCAAGTCCCTGTTCATCGACATCGACTGCGGTGAGGACAAACCCTTCGTCGACCAGCGCGAGGGCGCCAAAGCCCTCAAAGTATTCCTCAAGGCCAGCGGCCTACCCGCCCCCATGATCGTGAACTCGGGCCGTGGTCTGCACGTGTACTGGCCACTGACCGAGGCGCTTGCACCTGCGGACTGGCAGCCTCTGGCTGATGCACTCAAGGAGTGCGCCAAGCACCACGACTTCCAGATCGACGCGGCCGTCACAGCTGACAGCGCCCGTGTGCTGCGCCCTGTGGGCACTCACAACCCAAAGAACGGGGCCGAGGTCGCGCTCATCAAGGACGCGCCGGACAACACCCCCGGCGGTATGCGGGCAGCACTGGCCCAGTTCATGCACAGGGCCCCCGTCAAGCGCGGGTTCACCGCTCAGGCCAAGCCTGTGTCCAGCATCACGGCGTCGCTTGGGTCCGGCACGGAGTACGAGCCCGCTGTTGCAGGGAACATAATTGGTGGATGCGCGCAGGTGCGATGGGCAGCGAACAACCAGACCGATGTGGAGGAGCCCTTCTGGTACGCACTGCTCGGGATCGCCGCCTTCTGCGATGACCCGGAGGGCACCGCCGTTGCGTGGTCAGACCAGCACCCGGGCTACGACTACTCCAAGACCGTCCTGAAGATCGAGCAGTGGCGCGGCCGGGCGACGGGCCCGACCACCTGTGCCAAGTTCAAGGACCTGCGCTCCGCTGGATGCAGCAAGTGCCCCTATGCTGGCAAGATCACCACGCCCTGCCAGATCGGCCGCAAGATGGCTGAGGCCGAGGGTCCTGCTGCGGACGTCATCGACGTCGTCGCCAATGAGGTGCCGCTGCCCCAAGGGTTCAAGCGCACCAAGGCCGGCGGCCTCGCCCAGACCATCGACGACACTGACATCGAGGTCGTACCCTTCGACCTGTACCCTGTGAGCTACGGCAAGGACGAGGCTCTGGGTTACGAGGTGGTCCGGTTCCACTGGAAGCGGCCGCACAAAGGGTGGCAGGAGATCAAGTTCCGCCAAGCCTACCTCGCCGACGGGAACCGGGAGTTCCCTACTGCCATCGCTGACCAAGGGATCGTACTCCCGTTCAAAGGTCTGACCGAAAGGTTTCAGTACATGCTGCGTGCGTATATGGATGAGCTCCGGAAACTTCGGACCACCACCAACCTCTACACCTCGCTCGGGTGGAAGGACGAGGACGCCCTGTTCGTGATCGGGGATAAACAGGTCCGCAAGGATGAGGCGGGGCAGGTTGTGGTGGAGGACGTGGTCCTCTCCTCGGCGGTCCAGCGCGTCAGCACGGGGATGTATGGCACCAAGGGCAGCCATGAGAAGTGGCTCAAGGTCACCAAGCTGATGGAGCTGGCCGGGCTCAACGCGCACATCTTCGCCATGGGTGTGTCCATGTCGGCCCCGCTCTACAATTTCACCGGCCTCAAGGGCGGGGTGCTCTCGCTCTACGGTCCGACGGGCAGCGGCAAGTCACTGGCCCAGCTGGCGATGCAGTCAGTGTGGGGCAACCCTGTCGAGCTGCACTTCCAGTCCAAGTACACACAGAACGCCCTGTTCACCCGGCTGTCGTTCTACAACAACCTCCCCATGACCATCGACGAGACGACCATGATGCCCGACAAGGAGGTCGGCGACTTCATCTATGGCGTGACACAGGGCCGGGACAAGAGCCGCCTCAACGCCCGCGTCGAGGAGCGTGACCCACGGACATGGGCGGCGCCCGTGACCCTCTCAACCAACCGCCCCATGGGCGGCAAGCTGCTGGCGGCGACCTTCGAGACTGACGCGCAAATGGCGCGGATGCTGGAGCTCTCGCTGGAGAGCGCGGACATCTTCACCAAGAGCACCGATGTAGGGCGCAAGTTCTACGATACAGTGACCCGCAATTATGGCCACGTCGGGCTGCTGATCCTGCAGTGGCTAGTGGAGCTGGGCGCGGCTGCGATTGAGAAGATGATCGCCGACCACATGGTTGCCTTCGAGAAGAAGTACAAGGTCGGGTTCAGCGGTGAGGAGCGGTACTGGGAGGTCATGATCGTGCTGGCTGACCTGATGAACAAGGTTGCCAAGGAGCGTGGGTGGGTCGACTACGACTATGTCCCTGCCACGGACTACGCACTGGCGCAGGCAGGCATGACCCGGCGCAGCATCAGCGCATCCAAGACCGACGAGTTCGATCTGCTCGGCGAGTACCTCAACGAGATGCGGGCGGCGACGGTCATCGTGTCACACGTGGATGGCAGTGACCTGCCCATCTACGACGCACTCAGGCTGCCACGGGCGGAGGTGCGCGTGCGCTTCGACCTCTACCGCAAGACCATCAACGCCAAGAACGACCGCGGCATCTTGCTACTCGACAGGGCGCACCTGCGCAAGTGGATGGCGAGCCGGGGCGGGGACTGGAAGAAGTTCGGTGACACCCTCGTGGCGGACAGCATCGACGCAACGCCGGCTTCCAAGAAGGCCATCCTCGGTCGCGGCATCCCAGAGCTCAGGCTACCACAGACCTATGTGCTGGGGATCAACATCGCCCACGACCGGCTCCGCACTCTCTTGGAGAATGAAGATGATCGGCCGGAGGCGATGACGCTGGGCCAGCTGCGGACAGTCTAGTTCGACGTCCACAGGTCCACCAAGCTGCGCAGATCACGCTCAGCTGCATCAGGGGCGGACCGTAGTGTCCGCTCCATGGCTGGGCGCCGCGCTTCTTTCAGGGCGCGGCGTGAGTTCTGGACAAAGTTCCTGATCTCCATGGCTGTCCCTTTGGATGCGGCGTTCCAGTCGGCCACGGCTGCCTCGATCTCACGGGCGCGGGCGCGGTCGCTGCGCATTGTCGCCCTGATCCACGCTGACCGAAAGCCGGTGGCAACCTCGCGTTGGTAGTCCGTCATGCGCTTGGCTGCCCGGATCATCTCGTACTGCTTGGCCGCCGCAGCCGGGTAGAAGCCCAGCGCCCGGGCGAGCACGGTGCCTGCGGTCATCTCGTTCGATACAACGTACCCACGCCGGTCCACGATGGCGCCTGTCTGCAGGTAGGCAGATGTATCCCCCAGTGCCCGCAGCATTGTGATGGGCGCCTCCCGCACCACGTCCTCCACGCTGACCGTGGAGGAGAACGGCAGCGCCAAGAGGTCCGCCGCGAACCCGGCTGTGCCGATCAGCATAGACGGTGCGGGGCCGAAGATTTCCCCTAGTCCGCGTGCCGGATCGCTGCCAGCTAACAGGATGTCGGTGCCCGGCAGCAGGTTGCCCAGCGACGTGCGGCCCGCAATGTCGGCGGGGACGTACTCGTTGACGAACCCCTTGAGCAGTGCAGGGGACATACCCGGCAGGATGCTGTCGATGAACTTGGCTGTCTCGAACCTCGCGCCCTGCCACCCCGTGATCTTGAGGCGTTGTGCCAGCGTGTCGGCCAAGTCCTCCAAGTCCTCAGCAAAAGGCAGACCTGCGATGCCACTGAGCAGGACAATCCCGGCGACCATGCCGAGCTTCCCGTTGCGCGACAGGTTCATGAACATCTGCACCGACGTGGTCGGGAAGACCTTGTACATGTACATGAAGGACTGGATACCAGACCGCCATGCCGGCGGACGGTTGAGGACGGAGTACTCCCCCATGGTGTACTGCAGCGCCTTGACGGCGAAGGCCCGGGCGGCGGCGTCTGCATCTGCCTCGTTGTTGCCGGCGGCGAGCTTGCGCGCGAACTCCAGCCGGTAGGACGCGAGCCCCAGTGTCCGGCGGCTGGCCTGTTCCGTGACGTTGAAGGTCCACATCCAGCCATCGAGGAACTTCTGGGCGAAGCCAGAGGAGGTACGGCCACGGGCCGTGCCGACCAGCGCGTTGGATTGGGCCGGGATCATGGCCCCATCACGGATTTCCTGCGCGATGAACGCTGCCTCGCGGGCGTTGATCCCGTACTTCTTCTGCAGCGACGTATCGGTAGAGACCTTGTCGTAGAACTCGGCGGTGTTGACCTCGCGGCTGGTGACACCCGGGGCGCCGACCTGTTTCCCTGCCATGGACATCGCTGACACAACATTGCCGACCGCGAACCCACCACCGAAGCCGGTCTTGGGGTTGTAGCTGGACAGGTACGGCACCCCGTTGGTCACAAGCGACAACACGTTCAGCGCGCCGGTGGCGACAGAGCCGCCGAGCTGCATCATGGAAGTGGCGGCGCGGATGCGCGACACCATAGGACCAGACCCGAAGTCCGACTCGTCCACATTCTTGTTCCCATCGAGGAACGAGACCGTGTTGGCCGCCTCATTGTAGAACTGGTTGGTCCTGCGCGGCTTGCCCCCGCCCGGGTTGGTCTCGTTGTACATGTAGGCGTACTGCTCGTAGGCCCGCTGCGCGTCCGCGATCTCCTCCTTGCGTGCCGTCGGGTTGGCAGCCAGCGAGGCGGCCCTGTCCTTCAGGTCCTGCAGTGCTTTGGCATCGCCGTTCCACAGCCGGTTGGTGGACTCCATGCTGCGATCCATGAGCTCGGCCAGCCGCGGACGCATCATCACCTTGGCGATGGTAGAGGCGCGGCTCTCGATGTGGCGCATGGTTGCCATGACGCCATCCATCTTGGCGCCCGGAGTGAACGAACGCTCCAGCCGGTTACGAGCGTTGCTGTTCTGACGGGTCAGGGCAACGATGACGTCTTCCATCTTCTCGGGGGTGAGGGTGATGTCAAACTGGCGCAGGCCACGAACGAACTCGTTCAGGTTCAACTCCGGCGGCGCGGCGATGGCGTCGAGGGCCCGCTCCGAGACAGCGCGCAGCTTCACCTTCTGCAGCGTGTACTGCCCGGCGTCTTGGTCATAGGCCATGACCTCGAACTCGGTGGCGCCAAATAGGGTGTTCGTCTTCTGCACAGCTTCCATGGACTCGGACGCCGAGTCGAACTGGGAGTAGACCAGCTGCTCGCGGTAGCTGTCCTGCAGCCGCACGGTCTTGCCGCCGACGTAGGCTTCCACCCGCATCTGGAATCTGCCGTCGCGCAGGATGGGTGTGTAGCCAGTGACGATGGTAGTCTTGGTGGACTTGTCGGCATCCTTGCTGGCAATGTCGGACATGATGATCTGTTTGATCTTGTCCTGCACCACGTACCTGTTCTCGCCCAGCTTTGCGCGCGCCTTGAACGCCTGCAGTTTGACGATCAGGTCGTCGGCCATCTGGGGTTGCATGACAGCGGACAGAGTCCGGCGCTCCGTGCCGTCCTTGTCCAAGAAGACCCGGTCCTCAACCAACAGTTGGCGCAGGGTGTCGAAGCGATCCGAGTCTTTGCCGATCAGTGCACTGTTGGCGGTGCGCAGGATGTCGTTGGCATATGTCTGGAAGTCCACATCCATCATAGCCCGGCCGGCTGCATCCTGCGTGATGTTCGATGTGTAGAGGTTGCCGTAGGTCTGCGACAGCGTGGTCATGACCTCTCGCTCGGCGGCGCTCAACTCCCCCTCGGGTACGGTCGCGGCGATCTGGCGGAACGCAAGGTCGCGCTCCTGCAGGGAGCCGTCGTATCGGGCCTTCAGCAGCTCAAGCTCGATGTCGTCCATCGCCTCACGGACTTTGGTGTAGCCCTTCCACTCGATGCTGTCCGCAGTCAGCCCGCTGACCCCGGCGAAACGCTCCTTCTTCGTGATGGTCTGGCCTGCCTCGTCGAAGGTCACGTCGTACTCGAACCCGTCGCGCATCTCAGCGAGGCTGCGGTGCCCGATGGCACGCAGACGCTCGATCTCGCCAGTGTTCTTGGTGAGCTTGCCATCCACCATGGTGAACAGCGGGACGTTGCCCAGATCATCTACTTGTCGGGTCTTCGCCACGGCCGCCCGCTGACCGGCATAGAGCATCTGATTGACCGTCCCGGTCTGCTTGTCCGAGATGCCACCCACCTCGCCCGCGATGGCGCGGTTCAGTACGTCGCGCAGGCGCTCGTTGTAGCTGACCTTTAGCGACATGGATATGTTGCGGGTCTCGTCGATCAGCTCCTCCAGCCGTGCCAGTCCGGGGTTCTGGCGGGCGCGGAAGTTGGTGAGGCTCAGGAACTTGGCCTTGAACTCGTCCCATGTGGTTACCGAGTTGACGCCTTGGCCTTTGATGTAGGCCCAGCCCTCCTCGATGCTCATGGGGAGGCCGCCGATCTCGTCCCGCAGCAGGCCAGCGGAGATGTTCACGTCGCGGAGGGCCGGAGCAGTGGAGAACCGACCCGTGCCACCGAAGGACTCGACCGCATGCAAGCGGCTGCCGACGGCCTGCGCATCGAATGCGGCGCCAGTCTTGGTGCGCGCGTACCGCCGGGCCTGATCCAGCAGGTAGCGGGTCATCTCGTCGCCGGTGCGGATGCCTAGCTTGTTCAGGAACCCCTTGATCCCGTTCCACACGCGCGCCACGATGCTGGTGTCCAGCACGGCGGCGTAGTCAGAGAGGTATTCCTCCACAGCTTCAGCCCGCGATATGCTTGGGTTCGTGCTCATGGCTGCGTCCACAGCCCGCTGTGTGCGCGAGTCGCCCTTGTAGATCAGCTCCATCAGGGCATCGAACTTGCCGGCAGGCATGATGGCCCGCAGCCCGTAGTGGCCCAGCGTCTCGTGGGCGAGGACGAAGCTCAGCTGCTGCTCGGTGGCAATGCGGTCAGAGAAGACGATCACCTCGCCGTCGCCGAAGGAGTACCCCATGGCTTGGGCGGTGTCGAAGTCACCCTGCGTCCGGGCTGCCACAGCGCGGGCGTAGAGCCCCGGGTTCTTGGTCTTGAGGTCGGCCTGATTGCGCGCCACAGTCACCTTGGGTGGCCGGGCCAGCTTTGTCACAAAGTTGCGCACCAGAAGCTGCACCCGACCCGTAGCCATGGGAGTGACGGACTTGCCATCGAGGTCGACAGCCCCGTCTATGGTGTTCCAGTTGGCGAGGAAGGGCCTGCCGGTCGGATCGGCGGCAGCGGGGGCAGCGGGGGCTGAGAAGCCGCTACGGGGCACCAGCCTCCCCTTCTGGATGTTGGGGCTAGTGTCGGTGTCGGACTTTGCGAAACTTCTGAGTAGCGGACCTTCATCACCGAGCCTTGCATCCGGGTCTTCTTTCTTTACCTCGACAATCAGGTCGCGAAATTTGTTCTGCCACGTGCCGGTGATCGGGCCGGGCGCAAGGTTAAACGCTTCAATCATTTCGGACAGATCGGCTACGGCCGTATTTACCCCGGTCATATCCGAGAGGCCGGCGGCACCCGCCTCAGTCCCGAGGCTGGCGAGGTAGTTCCTGACCTTGACGCGAAGTTTGGGCGTCATCGCCGTGTCCACCAGCGCGAGCTGCAGTCCCGATATGGCAGCGTTGCGGTTGGCCCTATCCTCAGACGCGCCGAGCACTGTGATGAAGTCGTTGATGTCAGCATCCAACTCGTCCACAGCCTTGACGGCCTCGACCGGCTGCCGCGTCCTCGGCTTGCGCCCGCTGGTCGGCGCCTGTGCTGCCTCCACCGCGGTGGCCTGTACCTCTGCCATGGGCGTGGGTTCAGGTGCTGCTTCCGGCTCGGGCGTGGGCTCAGGTGCCACGGGTGTGGGTGCCACCTCCGGCGCTGCCTCGGCCCGGGGCTTAGGCGCCGTAGCGCCACGCTTGAGCCCCCCTGCTGCGGGTCTCGGTGCCGCACCGGCCCGAAGCGCGGCGGCCTTGGTGCCCGTTGGTGTGGTGTCCGGCGGTGTGGTGTCCGGCGGTGTGACCACGCTGTCAATCGCGGCGTTCACCGCATCGGGGTCGCTGCGCAACAGCGCCATTGTCTCCGCCTCGGTACTACCAAGTGCCCGCACCACTGCAGCCTGTTGCTCGGGAGCCAGCGCAAGGAAGCGCTCGGCCACAGCCCGCTGCTTCTTGGTGAGCACAGCGGGCTTCGGCGGCGCCTTGGGCCTCGGCGCCGGCGCCACCTTCTTGGGCTGCAGGACGGTGGGCACATCCACAAGGGGAGCAGCCCTGCCAACCGGGCGGCGGGTGCGAAACTTCTCGTACAGCGTCTGGTCTGCTTCACCCTGTTGGACTGCGGCCACCCACTCGCGCTGCGCTTTGGGTGCGAGGTCGCGCAGCGTCACGCCGCTCTGCTTCTTGCCGTCCTGCGGGCGGAAGGTCTCCCATGTGGCGTCGGCGTCCACATAGGCCCTCTGCTCAGCTGACAGCTGGTCGTAGGCAGCCTGTTCTTCGGCCGTCCGCATGGTCGCAGCCTGCGCCGCGCGTTGCGCGTAGGCCGTCTCGATCTCTGCACCGCGTGCGCCTGCAGCCTGCTGGGCCTGCCGTGCGGTCTCAGCCTCGGCCGCAGCCTGTGCTTCTGCCTGCTGGGTTGCGGCCCTACGGGCAGCCAGTTGGGCAGCCAGCTGATTACCCATCGCAGTGTCCGTGGTCTGCCCGGTCACCAGTGGAGTAGCGGGGGGTGCACCAACACGAAGGCGCTGAGCAGGCGCGGCCTGTGCGGTAGGAGCCGCCGCAGGAGTAGCGCCCGTCGGTGTGACACCCTCGGCGCCAGCAGTGAAGTCAGCTGCGGCCATGTCGGGCGCGGGCAAGGCGCCAGCAACAGGTGAGGGCGGCGGCAGACCACGGCGAAGTCGGGCAGCGGGGGGCGCCGGCGGCAACACCTCACCCTCAAGGACGGCGGCACGCTCGCCGCCGGGGACAGTGATGTTGCCCGCCATACGGTCTTCGGGGCGCAGGCCCTGAGTCGCGCCGCGCATCAGTCCGACCTGCTGTAGGGTCAGCGGCCGATTGGGGTCGATCACCTGCTCGCCACCTATGGGGGCCACGGGCCGTGCACCGATCGTTTCGGCACCCGGGATGTAGGGCAGGCCAAGTGGCTGGAAGGACTGCTGGCCGTACAGATCAGACGGTGCCTCCTTCTCGGCGACCTGACCAGTCGCAGTGGTGTTCAGGTCGAGCGGCGTGCTTGTATCGACTTGCGTCTTGGTGCGCGGCGCTTCTGCGCCCTGCGGTAGGACAGTACCGATACCGCCGCCGAGCAGCGCACCGGCGCCAGCCGCGACGAGGTAGCTTTCACCGTAGGTCTCCAGTGCGTAGGGCAGGATCGTCTTCCAGTCCTGCGGCGTGAACTTGCTACGGACTTCGGGGTCGAACAGCAACGTCTCCGTAGCCGTCTGGAAGACCTCGGTGCCAGCCTCCTGCAAACCAACAAGGCCGCCAGTAACCAGTCGGTCTCGGACAGTGCGCATCGCAGACTTGGTCACTGCGTCCTTGACCGCGGGGGAGAACAGCCGACCTTCGATGCCGAACCGCTCGATCGCCGTGTTAGCCAGCGCCCCGCCGAGGATGAACGCTTTGGTGTCCAAGCTAGATAGGTCTTGTCCATTCTGCACAGCCGCGTCGTACATGCTCGCAAGGTGCGTCGGCAGGTTGACGTAGGTTGCACCGCGAATAGCGCCAGTGGCCTTGGCTGCCAAGGCAGCCTCAGCGGTCAACCCCACCCCGCGTCCCGCAAGGGCAGCGCCGCCTAAGCCGCCGGCGAAGGAGGTCAAGAGGAATGGGATGGACTCGACGCTGGCGTCTTTGATCTTCTCCCACAGCGTGCTGTTCTCAGCGATGAGCGAGGACCGCAACTGTTCGTTCTCGGAGTCACCGAGGAAGGACTCGACGGGTGCGCGCAGAGCAGCGCCCGTCTCCTCAAAGCCCGCCAGCGAGGCAACCGTACCCGGCAGCGTGCCGAGACCATAGGCCACGTTCTTAGCCCCCCGGCCTAGCAGCTCGCCGGGGCTGCGGCGCTCGGACAGTGATTTGAGGTAGGAGCTGTAGGAAGCTGCGGGCAGGGGCACCCACCCCGCCCCCTGCGGCGCAACAGTCACGGGGGCCTGCGCCGTCTCCAGCGCAGAGCGCACATCCGTGGCCGCAAAGGCGCGGTCGCCTGCGTACATCTCGTTGGTGGCTTGGTTGAAGTAGGCTGCCGGCATCCGTGCTTGCGCGTCAGGTGCCTTCAGGCGCTGCGCAGATTGCAATGCGTACTGCCCGGGGACATACTCCGTCCCGGCCACCAGAGGGTCGGCCTGCGTGCTCTGCAGGCCACCGAGACCCATGCGCGTAGATGGGTCCCCCGCAACGGGGGAACCCGGAACCCGGAGGCCGAGGCCCATTGATCTACCCGTTGGACTTCCAAAGAACTCGTCGGCCATGGGGGCCCCCTTAATCTAGGCGTTGGAAGGAGACGTACGGCTCTGCACCCTCGGGGGCAATAGTCGTCGGCCCATATTGCGCCTCCCGCACGCCATTGCGGAACACTATGATGATGCCGGTTTGGTCGTCCTTCTCGAAGTCGATCTGGTCCTTCTCCCCGAACCCAAGATCACGCTTCATGGCCAGCAGGTCGATCTCAGTTAGACCAACCTGCAATGCTTTCTGAACGTCGATGCCGGCCTTCTGTCCGTACTCGTACACGTTGGCTTCGGCCTGACCCATGCCCTTGGCACGCTCTGTCTCGGTCAGCATCGCAAGCTCTGCCTGACGCTGCGCGAAGACTTGGTCGGTCATCGACAGCGTGTTCGTCGTGATTATGTCCATCGAGAGGTTTTCGTCCAGCAACTCACCGTTAACGTACACATCTAGCCCCCCACCGGCGGACGGCCGGAACTCATACTGCTGTCCACTCACATCAGACCAGACAGCGCTGAGGCGCTGAGGTGCATTGAACATTGTGGCCTCTTGGAGCGCCAGTCGACCGATCGAAGCCTCCAACTTGGAGTCGATATTCGCAAGCTCTGCTTGCGCAGTCGCTGCGTCCTCGTACTGCTCGGCGTCTATCAGCGCCTGCGTCCACTGCACAAGTTTTCCGCGCTCCTCCATAAGCCGGTTGATGGCGCGGTTCGGTGCGCCCGGCTGCTTCATGGGGGGAGGGGCCGGCGCGTTCGGGTCGTAGCCCGTCGCAGACGCAAACTCCATCAGCGCTATCTCGTCCCGCGTCTCCGGAGCAGCACCGAGCTTGGGGCCAAACCCAAGCTGCGTCGGCTCGACAGGTGCCTCAGTACCAAGGCTCAACGGCAGTACGGAGCCATCTGGCATGGCGACGGTGACCGTGCCGCTGGCTGGCGTGACGACAGCCGGTGCTGCAGGTGGCCCGCCAACTGGCATGGGCGGCTGGTCGGATACGCCCATCTGGCGCCGCGCGGCTTTGGCCAGCACCTCGCCCTGTTGGGTGCGCGATCCGCGAACCAGCTGTTGGTACTCTGTCTCGTCGATCCAGCCCTCGCGAAACAGGACCTCGGCATTGGCGGCGCCGGGCAGGCCGCCGGCAGCAGCGGAGAACAACCCGGGGGCATCTACGTACGCTGGGAGCGCCCCCTCGGTATATGGGAGCGCCACACCGGCTCCGGCCTGAGTGGCAAACGGGGCGACCGCCGGGGGCGGTGGCGCGACGCCCGCCGAAACCCCATAGGTCGCCAATGCGGCAGGGTCACGTCGTGCTTCAATACGGCTTAGGTACGCGTCAAGGTCAGCGGGCAGCCCAGTGCGCCGCTCAAAGCCCTGTGCCCCGAGCATGGTTGTCGGGGCCCTGACTCCAGCAAGCTGGTCACTCCCAGAACCGCCGGTTACGCCTACTCCGCCCCCACCTGACATGGGTGCGGGGGCACCCCCGCCGAATGTAAGGCCGGGCTCCACGTATGGCCGAGTTTGTCCGGGCCGAGCAGCTGCAGGGAGCCGCCCAACGGGGGCGCCGTCTCGGCTGGAGGGGGTGACAGCCGCGCCACTGGTGGCCGAGAAGTTGACGCCCGCCGCGGTACTGCCGCCCACATCGGTGCCGTAGATACTCTGGTACGTGGTACGCAGCCCAGCCGCCCGTGCACGGCTCGACGCTGCAGCAGCCTCTGCTGCCGCTCGGCGCCGCTTGGCCTCCTCGCGGTCCTCGACCCTGAACGCCTGCTCCTGCGCAAGTATGCTTTGTCGCTGCCCCTCGCCGACCATGGCCTGTCGCGCTGTGCGCTGATTGAGCGCTGTGTTGACGCCAGCGCCAAAGGACTCGGACATCCCGCCACCCGGAGCGCCGATACCACCAAGGACGCGGTTGCCGAATACTTGTACCATGGAAGTCTCCTATCAGGCGATGTTGCCGTACATCTGACCGAAACCGCCGGCCAAGTCTCGGGTGTAATCCGCGCGCCGCTTGTACATATCCGCGTAGATGGTCTTGTCCAGCTCAGAGGCGGATGTCGGCACACTGGTGGGCAGGGCGGAGAGCCCAGCGGCCTTGGTCTGCGCAGCACGCGCCTGCTCGCCCGAGACTGCAGCGGTACCCATGCGGGCGCCTTCGATTGCGCCGCGCCGACGGTCCGACTCCTGCAACCCGGCACGGCCGGACAGTGCGGCAGTCCGCTCGACGTCGCGCAGCCCGCGCTGCGTGGCCATCTGCGTCTCGGCGAAGGCGCGTTCCGGGTTGGCCTCACCTTGCTGCAACAACGACCGCGCGCCAGCGAGGCGCTCGTCAAAGACCCCCCGCTCAACGGCGGCGTTCTGCGCGTTGTCGATCAGGTTCTGCCGCTCAACGTCAGTCAGGTTCTGCGGCCCCTTGCCGTACATGGCAAACGCCAGTGGTGCGAGGTTCCCGATATTGAGACCAGAGAGGAACCCGCCCGCCGCCGGCGCAGCTGCAGCAGTCAGGCCCGCGGCGGCCGGCGCCGCAGTAGCAGCGGTAGCAGCAGTCCCCGCAGCAGTCCCCGCAGCACCCCCACCGCCGAACAGCCCACCAAAGAGGCCGCCCTTGCCAGCGGCGGCTCCGCCCGCAGCACCCCCACCACCCGCAGCAAAACCGCCAAGACCACCAAGAGCTGCGCCGATCAGCGGGTTTACCCCCGCTGCGCCGGCTCCAAGGCCGCCGATACCCGCGCCGATGAGCGCTGTACCGAGTGCGCCTGACATGCCGATCATGCCTGCAATGGGCCCCGCAATGAAGGGCGCCACGATCATGGCTGCAGCACCGGCGATCTTCTTGATGCCGCCCCATACCTTAGACAAGAACCCCATTACGACACTCCTTCTTCGCTGTAGCTGTCATCGTCGCCACCGTTCATGTCGACACCGCGAGCCTTGGCGATCATCTTGTCGAAGTGGTTTGTACCCAACTTGCGTGTGACATCGGCCGGGATCACATATTCGCCTTCGTGTGCGTTGATCGGGATCGACCCGTCGGGGTTCGCACTCTTGGTGGGCAGGGCACCGCCCTTGGCCATAGACATCTGCGGGGACTGCCCGGCAGACATCGGCATGCCTTGCTGCGGCGCCCCTTGCTGCGGGCCCGGGGTCGTCATCTGCCCGCCGCCCATGGTCTTCCCGATGATGTAGAGGACGATCAGGAACCCTTGGTCGTACTCCTCGCCGACATCCTCAGCATCCAGCATGCCCTGCTGGATCAGGACCTGACGCAACTGCGGCCACATCTCAGGGCTCTGCAGCGCCGTGGTGGCGATCTGCACAAACATGTTCAGGCTCTGCGCGTCGATCTCACCAGAGGCCATGGCCTGCTCGACCTGCGCCTTGATCTGCTCGACCTGCTGCGGCTGCTGTTGCATGAACTGCTGCGCCTGCTGGTCAATCGCGGCGAAGTTCAGTGGGCGGCCCTGCCCGCCTTGGGGGGCCAGACCCACAACAGGGGCCCCGCCCTGCTGCGCGACGTTCATCGCCATAGGCGAAGATGCCATCGGACGCTGCGGCACCCCACCGGGGCCGACCATCCCGCCCTCGGCGTAAGACTGCGCTGGCATGGCGAGCATGCGCGCAAGCGCGGGGGGCAGGTCAAGTGACGTCGTCGACGGCCGCATTGGCACACCGCCTTCGCCGACGTAGCCGCCGGCCTCATACGTGGGTACGCGCGAGCGCTCCTCATTCATGCGACTGACGTCAGCGCCAGTCGAGTCAAGTTGGCCCAAAGCGACAGACGGCGCCATCATAGCGGGCAGCGCAGCGGCGCGGCCGCCAGTGCGGATTGGCATGGGCTGTGGGGTGGCCATGTTCATGGCGGCGCCGTAGCGGTTACGCGCCACGTTTGCCGGGTCGCTAGAGGTCAGCCCCTGAATCGAGAACGCGCCGTAGGACGGCTCTGCGGTCTGTATCCCTGTGCGCGTGTCGAGGTACCCACGGTTCTCGCCCTCGCCGACCCGGACGACGTCCGGCCGGGCTCGCGAGCGGGAAGCCGAAGATGGGGCAGAGGCGCCACCCCGGGAACCGGCCGGGGCAATGCCCATGGAGTTCGAGAAGCGTGAGAGCGCACCCCCACCCTCAAACGTGTCGCCAGTACGACCTGCCCCGCCACCATCGAACATGTCGCGCAGGCCAGTGTAAACACCCTTGGTAGTACCAGCCATAACTAGCTCCTCAACTGCTGGAGTAGCGTGTTCAGGGTTGTCCTGAGCTGCGCCACATCGTTTACAAGTGCCTGCACATCTCGCACCAGTGTCTGATAGTCCGCCAATGACGGCACTTGCGCACCACCGACTGTGAGTCCAGACCCTACAGCAGATACAGCTCGAATGGAAGGTTCTGGTGCTGTCCGCAATGCGACAGACGACTTCAGTAGGGCGCGGCTGGTGAAGTCTTGCTCACCCCGGGTCCCAGTCAGCAACTCTACGTTCTGCTTCATGGCGCTTAGGAAGCGGTACTGCCACTCCTCTACACCGACCTGTGGCAGATTGGGGATGCCGGTAAAGCGTGCCACTACGACCTCGCCAGCGAGGAGGGCGTCGCGCCGAGATGGATTGCGCGCACACGCGTGGAGCCCACAACCTCTACCTCGTAGGTGTCCGTCTTGTACCCGGCCGGCAGCCGGAAGACGTCGCTGTCCCGCAGAGACGTCGTGAACACAAGCGCCTTGTCGGCGTAGAGGTTGAACACCACTGGCGCCGCGGCACTCCACGTGAGGTCAGCGAGGCTCCAGTTCACATCGTACTCACCCCAAGCTGGGGGAGTCACCGTCCCGCTGTAGTCTGCGACAACGCGCGCCGCCCCCATATTGAAGGGTGCCTGCGTCACGAAGACCTTTGAGCGCCACGTGTAGGCGGTGTCTGGTTGCGTGGGATCGTCCCAGCGCAGGATGTCGCCGGCGGTGCCGGAGATGTAGTACAGAAACCCGCTCACGGAATCGAACCATGCGGCCGTGAAGGTTACGGACTGGTCCAGTATGTCACCCATGGAGTCCTGCCCGCGCCGGTACAGAAACGACCCAGTGCTATGTGACGCGAAGTACATCCCGTCGTAGAACGCCCCGACTACAGTGCTGGGATCGAGCGCAGCCTTCCACGTGTCAGGGCTATGGACTGCGGCGGTTATGATCTGCACCCCGCCAGACAAGGACGCTACCGCCAACCCATCATGGGTGGCGTACATGATGCCCAAGTCCGTCTGGACAATGCTGCGCTTGCTCAGGCACGGGTAGTTCGTCGGGTACCGGCTGGTGGACAGCACTGCGGGATCAGACCCGGAAATGATATACGGGTACCCCATGGTCACCACAAACAGGTCGGCGCCGAGCGATACTAGGCCGACGATGTTGTACTCCAGCGACAGCTTGTACTTGGTCGGCCAAGCATGGAACTTGCCGGGCTCCGAGAAGTAGATGTCGTTCCCCACGAAGCCCGCGAGGATATTGCTCTGCGTTGCCACGAGTCCCTGCAGCTCTGCGGGCGGGGCATCATAGTCGTTCGACGCCAGTACCGAAGTCAGGGCGCGATAGTTAAAGTCGTCAACAAAGTCGTAGGACGTGCTACCCCAATACCGAGCCGGGTCCTCGGAAGGGTTCTCCGCGCTATCATAATAGACCGTACCCGTGGCCAGCGTCGTATTGGTGAAGGAGCCAGCCTGCGCGAAAGTCACTGTAAACCGGTCGGGCGTGCTGGTGACAACAGCGTCGACCACGTCGAACCCGGCCACGGTGCAGTCCGCGAGCTTCAGCCGGTCGTCCTTGATGAACTTGTGCGGCTCTGCGAAAGTCAGGGTTGTCACCCCCGACGCCCGGGCCACCGTCCGGATCGGCTGCGGGAACCACAGTGTGGCGAGACGGAAGTAGTCCGCGTCAAAGGACTGCGCCGTGGCGGACAGAGTACGGTAGATGCGTATGCCACGGATGAAGTTGTCCCCCGCCGGGCGGGCGGTGGGTAGGCCGGTCACGGTGACGATCTGGCCTTCCTTGATGAAGATCGCCGACGACGGCTCCGAGCCGATCGACTCCTCGTCCCACGGGGAGTACCACGTGTAGAGGTAGTTGCGCGACTGAACCAACCCGCCGAGCTCGAGTTTCCCCTCAGTGCTGGCGGTCGTGCCCACCTGCGCGCCCGGCGAGAAGTAGGACAGCGTGGTGGCGTTGATGACCGTCATCGTCGTCGTGGTATTCAGGTCACGAATGTCCCACCGGCACGCTCCGCTGGTCGCTCCAGACGCCGTGTCCTGCAAGGTGAATGTGTCCGTCCCGGTCACGGTGACGGTGTAGGCGTTGGTCGTCGCAGTCCCCGAGGTGAACTCGATGTAGATGCGCGTCCCTGTCACAAGGCCATGGCCGGTGATGATGACGGTGATCGTTGTGTCCAAGCGCTCGTAGGTACCGGCCCTGTAGGAGAACCCGGACACCGTTGCCAACGCGCCGTCTTTGAGGGCGTGCGGGGTGCCGCAGACAAACGTGACGTTGCCGCCGCTGTCCCGCGCAAAGCTCGCTGAGGCAGCCGGCACGAAGGCCGTCGGGGTTGCCACAGGCGTATCCTCCGGCAGCGGCAACCCCAAGTCGTAATACCCGCCGATGGTGGGGTAGGGCCCCGCACCAGCCGTGGCCAGTGCGTAAGTGCTGACCTTCGGGCTACCATCGCCAGTGTAGTAGAAGCGCTGTTCGTCGAGTTCGTCCGCGGCGGGGGAGGCAATGTCCACCTCCTGCGCCCACGTCAGCCACCGCAGCGCATCAGTGTCCGGATCACGCAGCGCGTGGAGCGTGCGGATAACGCCAGAGCGGCCCGCCGCGGCAAAGACAACCGGCTCCGGAGTTGGGATAAGATCACCGGAGTAGAGCTTCGCGTTGCGTGCAACCTGCGCTGCAGTCCCCGGGAGCAACTCCGGGGATACTCGTGGCATAGTGCCCTTGAACTCGATGATCTTGGTGGACGTCACTTCTTCGCGGCTTTCTTCATGCACGAACCCATGGCGCCGCACTTCTTCGGGTTGGGGCAGCCGGGACACGGCTTGAACTTGGGGGTAGGTTTCTTCATCTGCAGAACTCCTCTCGCTTTTCGTTGTGGGCCGTTACATCCGTCAGCAGCGACGGGTCGTTCCGTGATAGCCAGTCTACCACATCTGTGCTGTCGTAGTATAGCGTGTCGGTCCAGACACACTCACTCGCCGGTACCGCGCACCCACCTAGCGGAACGAGCAGCAAGAGCATCGGGCCTAAGGGCTTCGACTTCATTCTCAACCTCCTCAGCGCGCAGCGCAGTTTTGAGCGCCCCCTCGGCCGCCTGAAGTTTGATGTCAGTGTGAGCGGACTTTCTGCCGGCAAGCCACATTGCTGCCAGCGCCGATAGCACTACGCCCACAGCGGCGAGCCAAAGTCGCAGCTTCGCAATCACCGGTCGCCTCCCGCCCACTTCCGGATGCGCTCCCGCATGATCCAGAGGGCTGCCAAGACCACGATGCCCGCGAAGGCCAACGCCACGATCTGCGCGGTGCCATCAAGCGCACCAACAGCGGCAACACCGGCACCTGCGCCGGACACTATCTGCACTGCCGAGGCTTGGATGGTCGAGGACTGCACCGGGCTCGTGCGCTCAGCCGGCGGCTTGGCCTCGCTCGCCCAGTCGTCGGGCGGGTACTCGTTGCGGTCTAGCTCGAAGTGCGGCCCGTCCTTGAACGAGCTCCAATCCCCGCCCCAGACGAGCTTTACGCCCAGCTTCTCGGCAGCGGCCTTCACTGCCGGACCCAGCCGGTCATACAGCGGCCAGTCGAAAGCCGCCTTGCCGTTGGGCCCAATCGGCACGAGGTCCACAGCATGACCCGTAAGGTGACGGCTGTTGAGCGTCTTCGATGCGCCGCTGGCGACCAGCTGCCTCTGCCGATCCAGCGTGCGGAGGCCCTCGATCACGACGAAATCGAGTGGGCTGTCCTGCAGCGCGCGGTCGATCACTTCTCGCAGGTCCGGGTGGATGCCATCCAGATTCTTCAGACTACGCGCGCTGTACTTCCGCATATCACTTCCTCAGATGCTGCTCGATGCTGTCGAGTTTTTCAAGAACCGTCTTGAAGCTCTCCTTGACCTCTTTGAACTCGCGGTCAGATGCTTCTTTGGACGCCGCCGTCTGCGCCTTTATGACGGCAATGTCTGTTGTGTTCGCCTGCGTCTTGGTGTGCAGTAGCCACACAAAGGCCGCAACCGGTGCAACAATCCACTGCATGATGGTGTTAATCACGTCCATCGGTACGCTCCTGTATCTCATCCATTATGCGGAGCAGCGCGGCGAAACACTCCCGCGCCTCAGTGGCAAGCTCACTACGGACACGGTACACCTTCAACTCCTCGAGCGCTACCTTGCGGTCGTCCCATTCGAGGTGCGTGGTTGGGTACCCCACAAGCCGGCGGCGCATGATCTCGCCCCCCATCAGGTGCGCGCCGGTCAGCACGTAGGCCGCACCGGCGATCTTGTCTGCTGTGTCCAGCGACTCGGCGTACGCACAAGCGGCAGGCACTGGCGTGCTGACAAGCCCTGTCGCCGTGATGTCCTCCTCCAACCGCGCAGTGCGGCGCAGTGCCGCCGGCAGCGTGGGGTCGATCTTGTGGTGGATGCGATGGATCGCATAGAGCCAATCAGCATACCACGGCATGGGCGGCTTGCCGGACGCCATGGCCGCGCCCACGAGGTGTTCCTCGCAGGCGTGGTGCAGATCACGTGTGGCTTCCCAGAGCGGCTTCATCGCCACGCCCTCATTACCTGTCGCACGTGTAGACCCAGTCATCCCACCACCATGATGCGCAGTTCCCCGCGGGCACCCGCGCCCCCAATAGTTCCGCTGTTCGCCGCCGCCCCGCCACCGCCGCCGGGGGCCATGCCAGCGCCCGCTGTGCCCACGCGGACGCCTCCGCCGCCAGCGCCACCGCCCACACTGGTTCCGCCCAGCGTGGCACCACTGACCATGCTGCTGCCACCGCCGCCGCCGCCGCCCATGAAGGCTGCCGACCCCGCACCGATATTGCCCTTACCGCCCGTATAATACTGATCGCCCGTGGCGGTCTGTCCCAAGAGGCCGCCGCCGTAAGAGGTTGGGGCATTGGCGTTGTCGTTCCCCACGCGGCCGCCCGCGCCGCCGTAGGCCGTGAGCAGACTGCCGAAGGTGGTGTTGTCGCCGTCCGTGCCGGCGGTGTCGTTTGCCCCTGCTACGCCACCTTGACCAATGGTGACTGCCACCGATGCTGGCAGGTCTCCCAGCCGGAATATCCGACTGACATATCCCCCACCCCCGCCGCCAGAAGTACTCCCATTAGAGACAGTGCGAATTGACCCACCAGCCCCGCCGCCGCCCCATGCCTCAATCAGGACAAAGGCGTCATCAGATGCTGTGTCAGGCTTAGTCCAAAGACCATCTGCCTCGAAAGTTTCGTACGTGGCTACCCGCGCGCTGATAGCCTGTGCCACCCGCAGCGGGGTCATTATCGTGGTGTTGTTCGACCCTGCGAGCGCCTGCGCCCGTGACGCGATGGCGACTGTAGCCGGTTCCGGGCCTGTGGGGCCAGTTGGGCCGGTTGGCCCACCACCAGTCGGGCCAGTAGGACCAGCAACGGTGGATGCACCACCTGTCGCACCAGTCGGGCCAGTAGGACCAGCGACGGTGGACGCACCACCTGTCGCACCAGTTGGGCCAGTAGGACCAGCAACGGTGGACGCACCACCTGTCGCACCAGTCGGGCCAGTAGGACCCTGCGGCCCCACGATCTGCCCGACGCTGTCCCATGCGGTGCCGTCCCACACATACAGTTCGCCGTCAGCCTGCACGAGGTAGGCGTCGTTGACCGTGTTACCAGTCGCGGGTAGGGCGCCTACTGTGGCTACGGACCCTACGAAGTTGATGGACGTACCCTGAGGACCTGTCGCACCAGTCGGGCCAGTCGGACCGGCAACAGTGGACGCACCACCTGTCGCACCAGTCGGGCCAGTGGGACCAGCGACGGTGGACGCACCACCTGTCGCACCAGTCGGACCAGTAGGACCAGCGACTGTAGACACACCACCTGTTGCACCTGTAGGCCCAGTAGGACCGGCGACGGTGGAGTCGCTGCCCGTAGGACCTGTCGGACCAACCACCCCGCCGTAGGGCAGGTCGAGGTAGTTGTCTACCCCGTTGCCGATCCGGAACTGCCCCGTGTCTGTCTCCAACACGAGCTCCCGGTCTGCGAGGATCGGATTGAACTCGGTCCAGCGGGCAAGCGTGTCGCCACGGAGGGCAAAGCCGATAGTCGAGGAGGGTGTTGGTCCGGGCATATCAGGCCGCCTTGTCGGTGGAGTAGAACTCCAAGTTGCGCTTCAACCGATCGTCATGTGGCACAAGCTCCACTGCAATCGTGCCGTGCTCTACGGCCTCGTCTGCCTCTCCGATGTGGTAGGCCGCCAGCGCCAAGAGATCGTGCGGCCGTGCCCCCCAGACAGTCGGGTCCATCGTGTAGACCAAGGCTTTGTCCTTGATCGTCAGCGCCTGCCTAGCACATTTGTAGCTCAACTGCCACTGTTCTGTCCTGCGCGCTAGGTCCGCCAGCTCGACCCACGGCTCGCGCGTATTCGGCGCTTCTCTCGTGGCCTTGTCCAGCCAGACCTGCGCCTGCCCGCAGTCGCCCAGCGCCTCGTACGCTTGCGCCATGATGCGCATGGCGTAGCACCGCTCATTCGCCCAGTTCGCGCCGGGGTTCTCGAGGTACTTGTGCAGCGCCACGATGGCGTCGATCCACCGGCGGCCGAACGTCAGCTCACGGGCGTAGTAGAACGCATTGCGCGGGCAGGCAGGGTCCTCCTGCACCGACAGCTCCAGCAGGTCCATGTACTGCCCCCGGCTCTTGGTCGGGTCCGGGTGGTGGCTCACCAGCAGCATGTCGGTGTGCGCGTAGACCTCCTTGATCCGGCCGTCCGGGCGGGGGTACTCGTGGCACGGATGGTGCCAATGGTAACCGTGGCGGGCGTGAATCTTCTCGTAGAAGAACAGGATGCCAGCGCCCCAGTCGAACTTGTAGCGGAGCCGGGTAGTCTTGCCCATCTCCCATACGCGCTCGATCTCCTCGCGCCAGCCGGGCTCCAGCCGTTCGTCAAGGTCGAGGCTGATGCACACGTCGATGTCGCGCGGGATGAGCGCGAGCGCTGCGTCGCGCGCCTTGTCGAACCGCCACGGGGTGATGCAGATTTCAGGTACCGTTGCGCCGCAGGCCCGGGCCAGCTCGACAGTGTCGTCGGTGCTGCCGGTGTCCGCGATGAGGATCAGGTCTGCATCCTTGGCGGACTCACAGAACTGCTCGACGAACTTGGCCTCGTTCTTGCTGATGGCGTAGACTGCGATTTTCATTGTGCGGCCTCCGGCTTTGTCGGCCAGATGACCGAGTAGGGGAAGCCCTCTTGCGTGGTGATGTCGCGCAGCGCCTGACGGTACACTTCCCACTCAGGGGACATGGTGACATCGCTCAGGGCCATCCAGTCGGTCGGGGGCAGCAAGCTGTCGCGCTGCGACCTGATGTTGCGCCCCGCATCCTCGGCGGACAGGTTGCTGACTTCCCAGCCTTGGGTCCACGCACCGTCAACCTCTGTGATCGCAATCGGCGTGACCGTCTGGGTCATGTAGTCGACCGTCGGCTGATCCTGCACGGTGTAGGGGTAGACGCCCCAGTCCGCCAGAAGCGCGTCACTCGGCGACTTCGGGAAGGACGTGTTCGGATTGTCACGACGTAGTTGCCCGATTGAGTAAATCTCAGGCTGGCCGTTTGTGATCTTCAGATGTGGCATCTAAGCCTCCGTTTTGGGTAGCGACATAAATTCAGGTTTGGTGATGCTCTCCACCCCGAACATCCGTTGGGTGACTTCCACAGCACAGTGTTCGTATTTATCAGCCATCTGGTCGAGGAAGTCCTCGAGGTCTGCCGCCGTGGGCCGGGCACCGTTGTTGATGCTCTCGTCGGTGGCGGCGATGTATCCGCCAACTTCGCGCAAGGCGATCTGGATATGCACTCCGAACTGCTGGAGGTATTCAATCGACGCCTCCTTGCCGCGGCCCAGCTCAACCAAGTTGCGGTACAGAAGCTCAAACCCGCGCCGGACGTGAAACTTGTTCTCGTGGCGCTCGAAGTCTTCCTCGGTCCAATTCTCCATGCCGTGCGTGGCGACGAGGTTGTCATAGGCCGCGATCAGGACCGCGATGTCCTTGACCGCGCCGGAGATGTGGTTTTCCATCTGCTGTATCTGGAACGCCTTCTGCCGCTGCTTGGCCTCGTGCAGTGCCTCGGAGCACCCCTCCTCCGGCTCTTTCTCGGCCAGCTCGACGTAGCTGACCTGTGCCTCGGCCAGAGCGGCTTGCCGCTTGGAAATCTCCGCGAGAACCTGACGCACCTGCCGATGTGGCGCTTGGCCCGTGAGCATGGTAAGGCTCATCAGGCTCGTCGTCGTCTGGCTGTTGCTGCGCCCGAAGGATTGCGTCTTGGCAACCATCTCAGGCAGGCGCGCAGATGCCAGCTCTACCGCCTTGGCCGGTGCCAGCGCGGTGAAGTTGCTCTGCGTGGTGGTGATTTCTGTGCTCATATTATCCACCTGATGCTGCTCCAACTTCTCTCCTAGCCACCGTCAAGTCACCGAAGTCAGAGGCATTGCCTGTCGTAGCGATAGTGATGTAGTCGATGGTGTTGACCGGACTAAAACCGCTATTTGCGCCGCCACCAAACACACCTCTTGACCCGTCGCTTGTGGCACCGGGAGCATACCTAGCCAGCGTCAGATCACCGAAATCTGTGGCGTCGCCTGTCGTAGCGATAGTGATGTAGTCGATGGTGTTTGTTACGGAGTTGGCCGCACCAAGCGCACCTCCGAACACGCCTCTTAAGCCATCGCTTGTGGCTGCGAGCTGGGACCTAGCCACCGTCAGATCACCAAAGTCTGTGGCGTTGCCTGTCGTAGCGATAGTGATATAGTCGATGGTGTTGCTGGCGGAGCCTGTATAACCCCCACCAAACACGCCTCTTAAGCCGTCGCTTGTGGCACCGAGGCCAGACCTAGCCACCGTCAAGTCACCGAAGTCAGAGGCATTGCCTGTCGTAGCGATAGTGATGTAGTCGATGGTGTTGACCGGACTAAAACCGCTATTTGCGCCGCCACCAAACACACCTCTTGACCCGTCGCTTGTGGCACCGGGAGCATACCTAGCCAGCGTCAGATCACCGAAATCTGTGGCGTCGCCTGTCGTAGCGATAGTGATGTAGTCGATGGTGCTGCCCGAAGTGTTTCCACCACCAAACACACCTCTTGACCCGTCGCTTGTGGCACCGAGGCCAGACCTAGCCACCGTCAGATCACCAAAGTCTGTGGCGTTGCCTGTCGTAGCGATAGTGATATAGTCGATGGTGTTGCCCGAAGTGTTTCCACCACCAAACACACCGCGAGGCCCCGCAAAGGGTAGGCTTCCACCGCCACCAACCCCACCAGCACCAATAAGTCCCCGCTTCAGCATTACGAACCATCCCCTACGAGTGCGCCGTAGAGCGTTGTGGACACCTTCCAAAGCTGGACGGTCGTGTACCCCGTCGTCGCCAGCGCGGGGGCTTCGCCGCCGTTGTTGATCCACGTCGTCGTGGGCCACGTGACCGCCTGCCCCGCCCCGTCGTCGATCATCAGCGTGATGGCCTCGCCAGAGACCAAGCCGTCGGTGTAGGTGGTGGCCCCGCTTAGCGTGTGGGTCTGCACGGTTCCGTTGGAGGGATCGAGCGATGGGGTCGTACCTGTCAGGGCGAAGACCCCTTCTTGGACTGAGCCAGTGAAGACCGCGTCGTCATATGTCTTGTTGGTGAGCGTCTGGGTGCCGGTCAGGGTGACGTATGTAGCGGTGTCGGGCGCTGGACCTGTGGGGCCCGTAGGACCAGTCGGGCCAGTAGGACCAGCGACGGTGGACGCACCACCTGTCGCACCAGTCGGGCCAGTAGGACCAGCGACGGTGGAGTCGCTGCCCGTAGGACCAGTCGGGCCAGTAGGACCAGCGACGGTGGAGTCGCTGCCCGTAGGACCAGTCGGGCCGGCCACAGTGGAGTCGTTGCCTGTGGGGCCAGTCGGACCGGCAACAGTGGAGTCGTTGCCTGTGGGGCCAGTCGGACCCGTCGGACCAGTTGGTCCGGTCGGACCTACGATCTGCCCTACGTTGGTCCAAGCAGTGCCGCTCCATACATACAGATCGCCGTCGGCCTCGACGATGTAGGCGTCGTTTGGGTCATTGCCTGTCGAGGGCAGGTCACCAACAGTGGGAACTGAGCCGAGCACATTGAGCGACACGCCTTGCGGACCCGTCGGCCCTACGATCCCGCCATACGGCAAGCTCAGGTACGCAGTCACCCCGTCCCCGACCTTGAACTGGCCAGTATCTCGCTCCAACACGATCTCGCGGTCGGCGAGTACAGGGTTGAATGACGTCCACCGCGCAAGCGTATCACCCCTGAGCGACAGCTGGAAGATCGAGGCACTGATGGTCATGTCTGGGCGCTCCCGAGATCAATCTTCGCACCACCGGTATAGTCGGTCTCGGCGTTGCCAGCGTCTATCAGCGTCGACAGCACAGGTGCAAGTCCCACCCAGCGTGTGCCGTCGGAGTAGTGCATAAGGCCATCCTCGCCAGCGACGATAGCGCCCTTGTAGGCGGCCGTGTCCAGCGAGACTGGGGTGGTGCGCGGCAACGACGGACCGACGGCCCGAACTCGGCCGGATGCAAACGTCACACTCATGTGATCACCGTATATTCTTCGCGCTGGTTGAGCACGTACGACAGGCTGGCGATTGCGCCTTGGAAGTTCTCGCACTTCAGCTGCAGCCGGTCGCCACTCGGCAGGTTCTGCTTGCCCAACTCCACCAAGGCGAAATCGTTGGGCGGCACATCCATCTGGTTCAGGATGAGCCACGCATCGTCGTTGGCGTCATAGAACCGCACCGACAGCTGCAGCGTGTCCTCGCTGTTGTTGCTCACGACCAGCGATGTCAGCAGCGCTACTGCCTGCACAGACCGCGCAGGGTTGGGCCCATTCACCGGGATGAGGTAGTCCGGCGTCTCCAAGATCGTCGTCCAGAACGACGGCACCTCGATCCGGGATACCTCGAACAAGTTCAGCGGCGGGCGTGGTGTGGTGATCGTAGGCATGTCAGCCTCCTAGTGCTTGGATGAGGGGGAGGGTGATGTTCTGGACACCGCGAGAGAACGCTTGCCCCTCTACCGTGCCCCGCTCAAAGTCTACGCGCAAGTCTTCGCCCAGATAGGTGTCCCCGCGCTCCGTGGAGAAAGTGGCATAGATACGGCCGCCGTCGATCCTGAGGTTGACGAGCGCGGGGTCCGCAGCTTCCCCAGTCCCGCGCTGCGAGAAGGGCAACGAGTTGTAGTTGACCCCCGACCCCACATAGCTGAACTGCTGGCCTGTCGCCTCTACAACAGACGGGAACCCGATGGTGGGCGGCGTCTCCACGCTGGTCTTGATGAGCGTGATGAGCGAGTCCAACATGCTCTCGGCCGGCGACGTCAGCGCGCACCGTGCGAGGATGCGCTCCTCGATGATGTCCCAGCTCCGCAGGAAGATCGGCAGCAGACTGGGGTCGAAGAAGTACTCCGAGTTCCAGTTGAACAGCCCCTTCACGAAGTACTGCGAGCCCCGGTCCTGCCCAGACCGCAAGTCATCGGCCAACTGCCTGAGCAGCGTGGCCGCATCCCGTCGCGTCAGTGCCTCGTTCTCGGCGCTAAAATTCTGCACCACCACGAACTCATCGGCCAGCTCTGCGTACATCTCCTCGATGATCGTGGCGCTCTGCTCGGTGATAGCGTCCGCGGCGGCGACGTAGACCCCACGAGGCGCGCCGACAGGGTCCGGGATGCGGATGGTGTACCGGAACCCTGTCGCGACGAGCGCATAATCCCCAAACGTACTGTTGGAGTTGGCGACCGTAACCTGACCCCCATCGTGGCACCACAACCCGTACCGGCTCCAGTTCGTGAACACGGAGACCAGCTGCACGAAAGCGTTGCGCACCATGAGGTAGGCGTAGCCATTCGGGTTGATGGCTGTGAAGGAGTCGATCACCACGGAGCGAAGCGGCGACGAGGGAGCCAGCACTGAGCCATCAGCGCGGAGGTTCCCGCCGCCCCGGGGCATCAGCGGGTTGCCAGCGGCGCGGTCGATGGGCAGGGTCATCTCGTCCTGCGTGAACTCGTGGAGCTGCGAGCAGTCAGATATGTACGGCGAGCGCGTAATGAAGGCACCGGGCTTGAACACAAAAGCCCACCCCTTCTCCGGCGGATAGTCGTGCTCGGGCTGCGTGGCGGCGCCGTCCACCCTGCGGTAGAGCGTGGAGCCTACGGTGAAGTACTGCCAATCCGACACCGCAGCGAGACCGACGCTGACGCTGGCGTAGTCAGGGGGCGACTCATGCTGCAGGCCAGTGAAGGTGAACCCACGTACCTTGCAGCCGCTGGTGAGCCGGAACATGTTGTTCTGCGACATGCCGTTCGGCAGACGCAGTTTGGTGACGCGGAGGTCGTACCCGTAGAGCATGCAGTTGGTCGGGATTTCCGTATCCGGCTGAATGGTATAGTCGCCCGGGTGGACAACCACTCCGCACGGGACGCCGAGCGCGGCCGCCTTCACAAGTGCTGCCCCAACAGTCGCCAGAGACGCACCGAGACTTGTCCCAGTATTGGCGTCGCTGCCCCCCATCGTGACATAGAACGTCCGGGCGACCGTGTAAGAATCGGCGACGCCCGCTCCTGCAGGGATCGACCCTGCAGGCCACTGGAAATCAGATGGGATGACGATCTCGTCCGCGGATACGACAAGCGGCGCGGGCATCTGCGCGTGCGACAGCGTTAGCGTGTCGATGTCGGTCAGGTGCCCGGCACCATAGGCGCGATACCATGCGATGCCGTAACGCGCCGACGATGGGACATATACGTCGTACGCCTCCCCGCCGGCGAAGCCGATCGAGTAGGAGAACTCACGGCGCAACGAGCTGACGAGCAGGGTGTTGTCGGAGTGGACTACAGTCTCGCCGACCTTGTTGTCGAACCCATTGTACCAGTCGATCCCCGCGGTGATGCCGTCATTCGCCGGGTCGCCGCTATCCCGAAACCGCTGGTACCCCACGCGCAGCGTG